TGGAATGGTCAGAGATTTGCTAGATGTTGACGTTGCGCAAGTATTGTTGTTCACTAAGACTTGGGCATTTAGTGGTGTTTGTGTGTTGTATGTTCCACTCCAAAAAAATGTTGCAGCAGCCATATTTAAAGGTGCCCAGTTTAAAGGTTGGTTTCCTGTAGCTCCTTCGTAAATCATTAGGTTTGTAAGAACTCTAATATTAGGTAGCATCCATCCGCTAGTAAATGTATCAACTGACAAATTGAAACAGTTAGTTCTTGCGGTGTCCCAATGCCCAGAATTAACAACTCTATGAATTCCTAACACCTTACCTGTTATATTGTTATACTCATGCCAATTTATTACTATATCATTGGCGTATGTTTGTCCCCCTAATTCATCTGTAAAAGCGTTATTGTTACCAAATGGATTTGGGTTTTCCAGGGTAAAAAAGTCAGCATCGCGTCCGTACCCGAAATATGCATCATCGTAATCAGCCGAACTTGAAGTTTGATTTGTTTTTAATGACTCTAGACCTACTGGTACTGGTGAGGCATCAGGGACAACAATAGACACATCGCCACCTGAAATACCAATACTCACAGGTGTTACGGTTCCGCTATTATTAGTTAGTAAAATGTCTACATCTTTTACAGAGGGAATGGAACCCTCGTTAGTGCTATTGACATCGATATTAATGTCGGGTAAACTTAAAGTGCTACCACTTGAAACGCTTTGAATATAGCTTCCATCTGAATTCTCAACGTTTACTGGACTACAAATAACACCCGTTGCTACATCATCACAACTTGTCATAGTGTTAGGGACGTGTATATCAAACGTTACCGCCCATCCGGCTATATTGTTTTCGAATCTCTCAGTAAATCCCTCAAAAGACGGTTCGCCACGCATCATGAACTGACTATTGTTACTTCCGCGCTCAAGCAGTTCAACTAATCTTAGTCCAACCGCTAACTGTGTGTTAAGTACGTCTTGCTCGTTGTCGTTACCTAGAAATATATCCGTTGTTTCGTCCTTGGATAGATCCACTATGTCCATACACATCACAGTGACGTTGAATACTAAAATGTTTTTAATCTTAGTCACATCATTAACCATGATATGAGACAAAGGAAAAATTGTTTGCTTCTCCAGGTCTATGTCGAATATATCACCTTGCGTGACAGTATTTACAAACTTGTCAGCTTCCAGTTTAGCTTTAAGGTTGGTTAGTACGTTGTAATATGCTTGCATCTGTTAAATCAAAAATGTTTCAAACCATAACTTTAAACCCGCCTCAGTTGCCCCTGCTGTAATAGCGTCTACGTCAACAGTGAATTCGTCATCGTCCAAAAATGTTGCCGTACCTATTACTGCTGGTGTTGCTGCTGTTTCGCTTGTCTTTTCAGTAGAATCAATAGTTAATAGAGTGCTAAAAATAGAAACCCCATTTTTATTAATATCTATTGTGGTTGTTCCAGAGGTAGAACCAGCAACCGCTAAGGATGCTCTAATAGATATTAAAGTCCCAGAGGCAGGCATCCTAAATGTATATTTTGACGTTCCAGTTGTTATTGCTGTTGTTTCATCACCAATAGCAATTGGCATATAATTCGGTATAACAGTTTTTACGAGCGACCATGTTACTTTTTTAGTAGTTCCACTTTGAACTACTGCAAATTCATCAGAATTATTAAGTAGCAACGCCGCCGTCAAATTACTTATTTTGCTGTCCGCCATCTTTCTTGATTTTCTTCAAAAAGGTTAACAATTTTACTTCGTTTTCCTTCTTCGGTTTGTACGTCTTTATATTTGCCATCCTGTTAGATTTGTGTTTTTATCTGGGCTTACATCGTCGTTAGTGTTGCTGTAATACTCAGGATATTTACTGCCCGCATTTATGCTCATAAAATCAATAAATCGTTGTGTGTAGTTATTAGCAAAGGTCTTTTGCTTCTCTTGTAGATAGTCTACTTCATTCTTAGACACTGATTCCGCATTCTCGCTTAAATGCTTGTAAACACCTTTATTGGCTATTGTGTACGCAGCCCAAGGAAGATACTCGTATAACGACCAATGGATAAGCATATCCTTAACGTAGTCTACAAGTAAGGTTTTGTAGTCAGCGTTAGCCGCATCATCTATCGTTCCCGCTGCGATTATAGATTGTATCTTTTCGAGTAAGTCAGTACCTAAATACGATTGTATATGGATGTCTTGTGCGATCTCAACAAACTGAATAAATTCGTCAGTATCGACATTTCCATTCAGTGCCGTTTTTTTAACAATGTCTTCTCGTGTAATTAATAGTGCTTTTGCCATTATCCTGTATAATCTGGGTGATGTCCATTTCTAGGCATATCTTTAGGCATCATAGACACCTCTTTCTCGTTGGTTGGTCTATATCCAAACTTCCTAGCTTTGTTTGTACTTATCTGTGATGTTTTATGTGAGCCAATAGACGCTTTCTTTTTGGTGCTTACGTATGTTCTACGCTCCCATTTATGGTTGCATTCCGGGCCGCCTTTGTAGAGCCATATAGAATAAGGCTCTCCTTTATGCCCAAAGGACTTATTTATACCTTGCGCCTCCATTCGTTGAATGTCTTCTTTTCGGTACACCTTGGAGGCTCTCATCATTTGACGGCAAAATCCGCGCTCTGGTGATTGATTACCAACATACATATATCTAACCTTAAAATAAAGCCCTTCAATCTCTTTGTCTTGGCTGCTTTCTGAGTTTGGGCGAGCGATACCAGTAGCAAACTTTACAGCTTTACGTAAAAATGTTTCGTCTTGCTTTGCTAAGTTGGTTTCAAACTCCGATAATTGTGCATCAAATTCATGTTCATGTTCATAGTCAACTTCTCGTGAATCGATTAGCTCCCAATCTTCGCTTTCATCTTCTCCGAATTCAGAAATAAAGTCGTCTATTTGATCACCTAGCGCAAGTCGTGTTTGTTCTTCTTGCTGCTGTGCGTCTTCCTCTACACTCTCCAATAGGTTTAGACGCTTAAAGTACAAATCAAGCCCGGCCACACCGTTAAAAGCTAGTATCTTCCCTATTGCTTCAATGATTAAATCTTGGAAAGGTTTGATTGTGGTATTGTAAAAGTACCTAGATGCCACATCTATCTCATCGGCATTACTGGAAAACCCCTGATTGTCCGTTACAACACCTACAAGCATAGGGGAAGTTACGTTATGACCTATCAAAATCTTTTGTTCTGCCTCTTTTGAAAGGTACGCGTAATGTTCTGGCGCATCATTTAACGGTATATCTTCCACGGTAGTACGATTTTCCACGTTAGTATTAAAGGAAACGATTACTTTTTGCCCATGACTTCCCGTTAGCTTTTGATTTACACGCCTTGCTAGTTGTTCTTTTTGTTCTGGAGAGTCAGCTTCGCCATTGTTAAAGTTAACAACCTTATTTCCACTAAAATGATTCTGCACCTCGTTGATTAAATAGTCCGCTATTTCCTCTTCCAGGACCGTATAAGGCAAACACCCTTGATAGTCTACAGGAGAAAAGTATTTAAACCCTACCGAGTAAGGGATAATGCGCAATAGTTCAATGCGTTCCTTTGACGTTCCGAAGGCGGGAATTCGTGTAGGTGGGAATTTTTTGGTGTCCTCCCAATTATCAGAATAATAATACGCTTCAATTTCGCCAGTCTTATTGTTGCACTTCTCAGGGTTCACAAGGTTGGCCGTTATAAAATGAACCTTTTCGATCTTTGTATGCGCCTTATTATAAATGCATTGTAAATAATGGTCACCTAACAACTTTGTGCCTTGGCAAGTTGCGCGTAATACTTCCGCTGAAAACAGAGACTTCATAGCCGCATATTGATTAGGCTTTCGGGCTGCATTTAAAGCCGACAAACCACGCCCGTAGATAAGGCGCGATATGTTATTGATGATAGCGTTGTTGGTTGGGCTTCTATGAAATCGATCAATTAACCAATCATACTGAGAAACTCCTTCATCCTCTTGCATGCACCGAACCCACTCTTTTTGCTTATCCTCTACGACCATTGGTGTCGTGTAGTCGGATAGTTCTAGAACAAATATATTTTTGCTTTCTTCCATTATACTGTTATGTATTCATTGTTACTAGAAACACTTACAAACTCGTTATTGTTCACGGAGAATGTAGATACGGGTTGGTCAGTGCAGAAAATCTTACCCTTATAAACTATATCGGATCCATTGTACACTGTAAGCGTATAAAAAACGTTTTCTTTTAGCGTTACCGCCTCCGTCCATGTTAAATAGTAACCGTTAATAGTTGCAGTAATGTCATAGCTAACCGTTGTTCTTGTAGTCTCACTTGTTATCTCCATTCGATCTGCGCTATAATTCCGAGGGATTACGTTAAATTCTTGCGGCGTTGTAGTTCCTAGTACTATCATATATAACTAACCGAAACAGGGCTAAATTGTTTTAAATGCAAAAAAGCACCCCCGAAAGAGTGCCTTTTATTACTATAAGTTTAGATTAAGCCGTAACCACGTTAAGCCCTGCTGTATTCAATCCTGCTTCGTTGGTTGCTTCCATGAATGGTGAAGGCATTTTTTCTTTTGCTGTAAAGGTTAGCATATACCCTGACTTATCACCCATTGCACCGCCTGTCGCAATCGTTCCTCCAGTCAATTCGCACCCATGCTCCGCACCAACGTAAAAGAAGTTGCTGTTACGGTCTTCCAACACAATGTGTGGACGGTTAAACGCTAACAACTTAACTTCTTTATGAGTTGCTAAGTCTAGTTTCTTCAAAGAAACATTTAACACACCTTCAAAGAATGTTGTACCCGCTTCACGAGAAGAAGTAATAGCCTCTTCGAAAGTGTTCTCATCGGATTGAATTTCGTATTTATACGCGCTTACCGTTCCAGGTGTTCCGTTGATTGTTTCGATAACGTCCGTATTCGTCGCATCAAAAACAATATCAGAATATGGCGCGTCTCCGTAGTTAATGAAGTAAATGTTTTTAAGACCGCCTACGCTGTCTTTACATACTTCATTTCTACCCGCTGTAATATCACATGCCATTTTGTAA